GATGATTCCATCGGAAGAGTTTCCATCATAAACCTCAATGAATCCTGTATTGGTATCCATTTTAGATGGGAAAGTAATTCCATCAGGTCCAAATCTATTTTTCATAATATGGAATCTTGCAGTATTGTTGAGTTTATCTTTACTCTTTCTACTGATACTCATAATAAAATCAGCGTTCATTACCTTAGCGTATGAATCTGCTACTTTATCCGCTTCGATAACTTCTGAATCAATTGCTGAACGATTGGTTTGGGATGCTGTCCAAATTGGAATTCCTAACTCACCACTAATTCCTCTCAACTCAATGTAAACTCCACCTTGTTCACCATAAGTTGAATCTGATTTATTAGTGTGAGATAACAACAAATCAGCATAGTCAATAATAATCAAATCAGGTTTATTTCCTGCTGCTGTCATTTTCTCAATGTGAGATTCTAATTTCTTAGCAGATATACCTTTTGGTGGGAAATACTTAATAAGAAGTTTACCACTTAATCTATTGATTTTTTCTTTAACTTCTTCTTTCTTATCTTTCACATCTGCTGAAGGTATTTGGGTAAACACAGTATCGTATCTTTGTCCAACATAATGTTCAGATAGTTCCAAAGAATAATGTACTACATTCAATCCTCTTTTTACTGCTGCTGCTCCGATTGCACATAGTACCCAAGTTTTACCAACACCAGAAGGTGCTACTGCTACTCCTAATTCGCCAGGTCCCAAACCACCATCCATCAATTCATTAATACAATCCCAACCAGTTGGAACTGTACTTCTATCAACTTCGTTAGTTCTTTCTTCAAAATCTAAAAGGTAATCGTGTCCCATATCTGAATCCACTCCTACCTTCATTGCTTTATCTACTAAATCTTTGATTCTATCATAGTTACCAGCTTTTAGTAAATCAACTGAACTAACGATTGCTTGTTTTAGGTTTTGGTTAATACAAAATGAAGAAAACTCTTTCTTTACATAATCTAAATCAGAATCACCAACTTTTGTGAATACTGATTTTAGTTGTTCTACTACACTTTTCTGAAATCCTCTATCTTCTAATTTTGAAACCTCTGACTTAAAAACATCAAGAGTTGGAGATTTCTTAAACTCATCGTAATAAGAAGTAATCTCCTCAGCAATCCATTTATTTGCTTCAGATTCAAAAAACTTTGGATGTATAATCTCACTAAGAGTATCCAATAAACGAACATCTGCAATCAAAGAAGAAAGTACCTTCGTTTGAAAGGATTGTCCGTATTTGGAAAGAGTATCTAAATTTTGCATTTACCTATAACCTAATTTGATTTCACAAATATAAGAAAAATTTGTGACAAATCAAAATTATTTTCTAATAATATTTTGAAAGGTTGAATGTAACCAATCGTTAATGTCTCTCCAATTTTGGAGAATTTTGTATTTCTGTCCTACTTTAAGGAAATCTAATTTTTTAAATTCAATATCATTTTGATTGAATCTATCTAAGATTTTTAACTTCTGATTTGTTGGAATATGAGGTTCTTTCAACTCCATCAATCTCTTATTCATAAGGAGTTGGTCTTTTGCTTTTAAGATATCATCATAAAGTTTAATCTTACCCTGCTTTTCCTCACACAATTGGAAGAATTCATCATGTGTGATAAGTTTATCTTCCGCAAGTTCAGGAAACCTCTTTAAAAGCGTTTTTAAGCCACATCCTTTGATGCCTGGTATGTTATCTGATTTATCACCATCCAAAGTTCTATATAAAAGAATGTTTTGAGGCCAGATTCCATATTCATCAAACACCAATTGCCTATCATAAAGTTTCTTTTTAGTTGGTGAAAATACTTTTACCTTTTCGGTAACTAACTGAAGAAAATCTTTATCAGTTGAAACAATAACCACCTCACCATCTAAATCATCTTGCGTATGTTTAGTTAAATAAGCGATTGTATCATCTGCTTCAATACCATCGTAAATCATAGTTTGAAGTGGAAGATAATCTAAAACATCATTTAACCAAATAAATTGTTGTTTCATAGATAATCTTTCCTGCTCCTCATCCATCATACCTTGATATTGACGGTTTACTCTGAATCGGTTCTTTTCTCTACCAGCTTTATATCCTTCGTGGATTTTCTTTCTGGATTGAGAACCATCTTTACCATCAAAGGTTACGATACATCGAGTTGGATTGAATTCTCTAATTTGGTATCCAATAGATTTGAGGGAGCCAACAACTCCACCCGTATGGTCACCATCCTCATTCATTGTAGGATTAGTTGTCCAACTTCGGATGAAGGTGTTTAGTCCATCAATAACCAACACTCTACTATTTCTCTCACGAAGGTGATTTGTTTTGTGTTCTTCCTCAACTTCAGTAAGGATGTTTTTGTAGAGGTCTCTCATTATGTAGTTGTTGTTGAATCAGCAGAAAAATAATTGTGAATACCTTCACCGAAATAATTATCGATAGTTTGTAATCTATCTTCTGCATCACATAGTTTGGATAGTGCCTCTTCTGCGTTTTTATAAAAATCCTCAGTTGAGTGGTCTCCAATACCTACTGCTTTATTCTCTAACAACTCCAAAGTAAGGAGTGCTTTCGCTCTATCTGCTTTCGCAGATGCTTGTAACATTTCTTTTAATTTGCTCATAACTTTTTAATTATTTTAATCTTCTACCACTTCAGCACCTGCAGTATCTAACTGATGTGCTTCGATATCTTTTGAATCTGATTTGTATTGTAAGATAGTTGCTTCACAAATCTTTTTATAGATTTGTTCTTTAACATCTTCTCTATCCTCCATCAAATCAATAAAATCCTTAGATTGGAACTTTATTTCTTCTCCAGTATCCGTATCAATGTAAGTGTACCAAGCACCAGCTTGCTTCAACAACTTATTTTCTTTCATTACTCCTAACCAAGAACCGAAGTTATCGATTCCTCTATCAAAGAATATTTCGAAATCAGCTGCTCGAAGAGGTGGGCCCATTCGGTTTTTGATAACCTGACATCTTACTTTCATACCAATGGTTTTATCTTTACCATTTACCTTTTGTTTGATTTGTCCCATATTCTTCAAACGAAGTCTAACCGATGCATGGAATGCAAGAGCTTTACCACCTGAAGTAGTCCACGGGTCACCAAACATTGCGTTCATCTTCTGACGAAGTTGGTTCGTAAATACTAATGTGATTTTTTGCCTACCAATTAGATTGGTAATCTTTCTCATCGCCTTAGAGATAATAATAGCTTTATCAGTAGCATATCCATCTTTACCATAATCAGCTGCCAACTCATTCTTAGTTGAAGCTGCTGCAACTGAATCTACTACAATTGTAACTAACTTATCCTTTTGTGTGGTTCTTACCTTTTCAATGATTGTTTCAGTAAATTCGAAAATTTGTTCTACCGAATCAGCTGATACATAAAGTAGTTTTGCTACATCTACACCAATTGCTTCTAAGAATTCTCTACTTACCGCAGTTTCAGTATCAATTAGAACCGCAACACCACCTTGCTTTTGTGTTTCAGCAAGGAGGTGTGCAGATACTAATGATTTTCCACTTTGTTCTAAACCAGTTACTTCAGTAATTCTTCCAACGGGAAGTCCACCATAAGGGCGATTAGAAATGGCAACATCCAACATAGCACATCCAGTTGATATCCATCCATCCACATTTGTGGGTGCATCATCCTCTCCTAAGAAGAAGGCAACCTTCTGGTCTTTGTTTGTTTTGTTTAGCTCGGAAGCTAGTTCCGCCGCTAAATCCATTTCTTTTTTTGCCATTTAAATTAGATTATCCGTTAAATAAATCATCAAATGCTGATGCAACATCATCCATTTTCTTTTTCTCTTCAGTAGTTACCTCATTTGAAGGTGCTGCAGCTGGTGCTGGAGTAGCTTCAGTTTTCGGTGTTGATGGAGTTGATAGAGTTTGTTGAGAAACACTCTCTTCACCATCTTCGGCAGTTGGGTTTAACCAACCTTCTAATACTGATTTCAACTCATCGTAAGATAATTCTGAATAGATATCAGTAATGTTACTTTGAGTTTCCATAAAGTTTTGGATTTGTGCATCACCCTCTGCTAATGGAGTAGTATTAGGTTTAACACGGATAGTAGTTACAGGATAAGAAGTTCCTGCATCTTCAGCTGATGTGTACTCAATAGTGATATCTCTACCATTTGTAGGGTCAGTAATATCACCATAGTCTGGGTCAGCAATGTAACCTAAGATTTCTTGGTAAACGGTCTTTCCGAATCCCCAAAATTTAACTCCTTCACCTTCTTCACCTCTTACGAGTACAGGTACAAAAGTTCTCAATTTTGGCTCCATTTTCTTCGCTGCTTTCCAATCTTCTTTATCACCCATTCTCTTCAACTTTTCAGCAAACTCAACGATTGGGTCTGGTCTACCAAATGAACTTGGAGACAAGTAAGTTTTGTTGTTGATGTTGTAGTGAAAGAATAACTCGATGAAAGGATTTTCAGGAGCGAATTTGTAAGGAACGATTCTTACTTGATGTTTACCCGGTGTGGGTTTCCACAGATTTGATGTTCTGTTTGAAGTGTTTTGTAGTTTGTTCAGTCTACCTCTGATTGCGCTTAAATCTAGTGCCATAATTTTTAAATTTTAAAGTTTTAATTGTTTTATTGGTTTTATTATGGTGTCTTTCCTACACCTTATATAAATATCAAGAAACCCTATTTTTGGTGGACTTTTGAAATTTATTTGATACAAATATACGAAAAGTTTTCAACAATTCCAAATGTTTTTGAATTTTTTTTTCGAGCTTCAAATTTTTCGATTTGTAAGTACTAATATACGAAATTATTTTTTAATTTCAAAATCTTTTCCACCATTATGTACATATTCTCTTACCCAATTGATAAATTTTGTATGTGGAAAGTAGTTTCTGGTATCAAACCCATATTGTTTTACCATATGTTTGTACACTTTTTCTGATTCATCATAAAATGCATGAGTATGAAGTGATTTATCCAATACTTCTTCACTAATCAACCCATTACCAGCTAATATCCAACAAAATACTCCCCAACTAGCAGAACCATTATAATGTGGGAAATCATATGCATTTGGAACTCTCCATTCGCATATCTCTAAAATCTTTTCTACCAATGGGTCTCTTTTCAAGTCATTGTGTACATATTTCCAAAATGGTGTATCATTTCGTTTTGTGATGTAGTGAATTTGAATCAATGCTCTAAATTCATCTAACATCATATTGAAATGTTCGTTATTTGCTTTGATGTTTGATTCTCTCATCATATCTTCTTTATAAGGAGATAAGTGATGTTGTGTTAGTTGTACTAACTGAATGATTGATGAATGTATAGATGTTGCTTCTAATGGTTCTAAGAATGAAGATGATAATCCTATTGAAAGTACATTCTTTTTCCAAACTTCTTTCAATCTTCCACTATCGAACTTTATGTTTCTAAGTGGTTCAATCTTTCTACCAGTTATTTCTTGCATTTCTTTTAGGGCTTGTTCTTCAGATACAAACTTATCAGAATAACAATATCCACAACCTAATCTTTCTTGTGTTGGTATTTGCCACATCCAACCATTTGGCATTGCCCATGCAGTTGTTACATTTGGAATTTGTTCACCTTCTTCATATTGATGTGTATAAACTAATGCTGAATTGATTGGTAAGTATTCTGAATATGAAACCCATTCTGCACCTACTGCATTACTTAGTACTCTATTGAACCCAGTACAATCAATCCAAAAATCAGATTCTATTTCAGTTCCATCTTTTAAAATTACTTTTTGTAATTCACCATTTTTAGGATTTAGATTTGTATCAGTTATTGTACCTGTTTGAAGTTTGATTCCATTTTCTAATGCAATCTTTTTAAACCACTCACCAACTTTATGTGCATCAAAATGATACGCGTATCCAGTTTGATATGCAGCTTTATTATTTTCATCTTTTAAAAATGGTGATAACCCCTTTTCCCAAAGATATTTGTTTAGAACAGCATCACCACTTACGCCATATTTGGTACATATAGCAAAATCTCTATCAATTGGCCAATCTGAAGTTTGTGATTGTTGTAATGATTCAAAGAATCTATCACCAACACCATTCCAATCGATACAATCGATTCCTAATTTAAATGTGGTATTACAATTGTGGAAAAATTCTTGCTCATTGAATCCTTCTAATTCAGTTAAAGTTGATAAAAGGATTTTTTGTAGAATACCAGTTGAACCTTCACCAGCTCCGATTATAGGAATATCTTCACTTTCTATAACCGTAACATCGTATGCTGGTTCATCTCTATGTAGATTTTGTTTGGCTAGGAATAATGCTGATAACCAACCAGCAGTTCCTCCACCTGCTATAACTATTTTCATTTATATGTTGTTTATAATATAACTTTTTAATTCTGTCTTTTTTTCTTCCCAAAGGGATTCACTAATAATTTGTGGTACTGGTTCTGATGAACCTGTATATGATGATGTAAAAAATGATGATGATATGAAAGAATCCCTAATACCTTCATATTTAGGTACACTTTCAGATAGGAAATTATAACTAATTACATTATGTACACTTCCACTATCATCTACACTACCTGATGTTAGTACTATCATAGATGATTCTTCATCTATAAATTTAAAGTAGTTATCAAATGATTTTACAAACCAATTACCCATTTTTATAGATTTTCAATTATATAATCTCTTACTTCGGCTCTTTTTGCTTCGTAAAGTTCTTCAGTTATGATTTCAATACCTTCTGGTTCTGTTAACCAAAAATCTCTAGTTGATGTATAACCACCACTATTATCTACACTTAATGCTGCACATTTGTTTGTCCAATTAGTAGTTACACTTATCACTTCATTTGTTTCATCTACTAATTTATAGTAGGTATCCATTTGTTTAAAATAATGATTTGCCATAATAACTTTTTAACTTCTATTATAAATACTTATCAATTCACCTGCTTGAACATATGTATTTGTAACATTTCTGAAAGTACTAGTAGCTTCAAATGCTCTAAATATCCACCCTCTTCTATTTGAATATATACCTCTTTCACTTGTTTGCCAACTTGCTCCCCATCCAACATTGTTATCAAATAAAACATCCAATCTTTGTCCTCTTGGCATTCTAAACCATGGTCTTAAATTTGTTGTTCCCCATTGCCAACTTTGAGTTACATATCCACCATTCCAATGATATCTTGTTACTCTTGTATCAACATCTGCTCTTCTTTCCCGTTGAAAAAGATTTACACTTATAGAAGGTGCTGTATGCATATACCCTCTCCATTCGGAATACGAATACCCATTATGATATGATAAACCTGGTCCACCGGGTCTCATATCACTGTTTGTATTTATCGCACCATAATATCCATTTCTAGCTTCCCAAATACCCAAATACCCGGTTTTACCAAAAGCGGTATTTATGAGGTTTGCCCAAACTGGGTATCCAGTATCAATGTAGTAATATCCGTTTTCTAAAGGCATAATTTATAATACTATATAGTATAAATATATACTTTTGTGAATCTGATTAAAGAGATACTAACATATCCAACAACTCTTGTTGTGGGAATAAATCGAATTTATCTTTACGAGTGTTAGTGTGTGTCCAAGTTCCTTTTACTTTACCATAGTAAGCATCTTCATTGAACTCAAATGCTGCAGCTCCCTTTTCTTTGATTAGAGAAGGTAATCCAGCTCTGATATCAATTCCATCTCTTTCACCAATAAACTTCATCCACTTTTCTAATTGTTCGATTTGTTTATCAGAATATCTATGCCAAGTTTTGTGTCCTCTAAATTCTTCTTTTAGAGTTACGATTTGTGAATCTGCTACTTTCGTACCAGCATATGTTTTTCCATCTACCACATATCCAAAGTTACAAATCTCAATTCCTACTGAGTGTACATGCATATGTTGTGAACCATTCTTTCCTAAATGCCATGCGTAGTTACCTTGTGGGAAACATTGTACTAATTCTCCATCATATACTTCGTTGTTTCCTTTTACTGATGGTCCACCCATTACCCATTCGGTTGCAATAGTACCATTATCCATATCCCAATACTCAACACATTTATAAGGATTATGCCATCCAGCGGTGTGGTGTAAGAAAAGGTATTCGTAATTTACAGGCCCATGTTTGTACTCATCTTCAGGCATAAAGTATTCTACATACTCTAATCCACCTTCGTTTACTTTTTTCTTTGAGTAGATATCTGGTGCATCTGATTCTTCTTGTCCAGTTACATCAGTATCATTTAATCCCATTGCTGCCCAAGTTCCTTTTCCAACTAAACCATCGGCAGTTAATCCATTTAAGGATTGAAAATCTTTTACGGCTTGTTCCGTACCTTTTCCGAAGATTCCATCAGCACCAAGACCTAAGAATTCTTGAACTGATTTTACATCTTCACCTCTTGAACCTACTTTTAATAGCATATTATGTGTTTTTTAGTTTTGATTAAATTCTATAACCTCAAAGATACGAGTCTGAATACGTTTCGTACCCTCAGTATTTGTAAGTATTATTGAATTTCTAAATTTTTGCCAGTCTATTACAAATGTCTTATCTAATACACCACCATTTTCTTCTCTTACTAATTGGTTTAGTGCGTTAATGGTGTATAAAGTATTTGATTCTTTTTTTCTGTGTATTAGTATTGTATCTTCTAAAGGTTGTGGTGGTTTGAACTCCGTATTAATGTTGTAGGTAACGTAAAGTTCATCTAAGTTTGACTTATTCTGTAAGATATAGATATAGTTATACACTATCACATAAGTCTCTCTGATATCCTGCAGAGTCTTTTGTAACCCATCCTTTGAAGTAAATGTACACAATAATTGTGTTTTCATATATTTTTTTCTCTATTAATCAATCACCTATAAATATCACAGAATATTTTTAGGATTAATTATTAAGTTTTGCTTTTTCTTGCAAACATTCTCTCATATCGTTACCAAAATAACTAGCTACTTTTTGAGTAGTACCAGCCGTTCTCCATTGGTCATTAAAGAGTTCCACTTCTTTATCACCATTCATTACACTAATCTTCTCGCCACCAGGTGTTACTCTACATCTTTTTAGGATAAATTCTTTTAATGCTTTCTTTCCTTCTGGAGTTTTTGTGTCTCCAGTAAATCCACTTTTCTCAGCAACACATTGTCTTACCATTGATGGTTTTACACCATTAACTCCCATTTGAATTAACATAGCATCATCATCTTCATCATCCATATCAATGTAGGTATCAATATGAATTGCCTTCATAGTACCTAAAATATATCCCTGTGTATTTTTGCCATTATCAGCATCGGGTCTGTATTCTGGGTGATATCCACCCTCTTCTGAATCTGCTTCGAATAATTCTTGTGTTACTTCAGTATGAACTTCAGTTACTAACTCTTTTTCAGTAGTTTTGATTCTTTTGGTTTCTTCATTTGCACCAAACTCACCTAATTTAATTGCTATTTTTCCAAATGGTTCAAATGGTAATCCAATTTGAGCTGCTCCTAATGATTTAATTGGACCAACTTCATTACCATCATCATCTATATAAAATGTACCATCTACAGTTTCACCATCATTATTTACATATGATTTAGCAATAATTCTTGAAGTTCCGTTTTTATCATACAATCTTGAATTAGAATATTCTTGCATCAATTCTAATTTTTCTTTTGTAGATAATGAATCCCATTCTTTACCCGTAGCCATTAAGAACTTAGAAAATCGGTGAGTACCATTGGTTGCTTTTTCATCTAAAACACCCATATATGGTGCCATTCTCTCTTCTTCACAAACTCTAACAATATCATCATCAATTACCATTTTTGTTTGACTTCTGACTGTTTCAGCTGCAGCGTTTGATACTTTATCAACACCATTATCAATAACATCCGCAACTTTCTTTGATATTTCTTCACCAAACACTCCTTTAACAAATCGTAATCTTTGTGCAGGTGTTGTATTATTTTGAGGGTCTCTTGCTTGAGAATCTTTTTTGTTAGAAATACTAACTATTGCTGTTCTACCATTTTTATCTTTACCAATTGCGAATGTATCGTGATATGTTCTAAATTTTTTAAATAGTTTTAATTGTTTTTTATAATACTCTTTATCTTCTGGAGTTTTTGCATTTGAGTACATATCCTCTAAGTGAGCTTGAACTGAATCATCCAATTCAGTAGTTGATTGTACTACCTTATATGGTTGAGAAGTATCTATTTTAGATTCATCTAATCTTTGTTTTGTAGTAATTGAACCAAAGTATCCAGCTTTCATCCATTCACAATATGCTCCTTCTGGGTCTTTATTTGTACCTACTTTAGCATCGGCAAATCCCTTTTTACCTTTTTTGTATAATACACTATTTTTATCAGCTTTTACTTCAGCAGTTTTTTGATTACAAAATAATTGAGCCTCAGCTAAGATATCTAAAAACTCTTCATCATTTGGGTTATACCCCAATGCAGCTGCTGTTCGTTTCTCATCAGCTGTTCTTTTTTCATTTCGTAAACTTTCTTTTAAACTTAATAAGTCAGCTTCATTTTTGGATTTAAAATCATCTCTATCCATATTACAAGCGTTACAATATTTAGATTCACCCTCACTTGCAATAGCTCCACCGGCACCAGCTATACCCAATGCTCTATTCTGTTCTACTTCGTTTTGATATTCAGTAATTTTATCTATATTACCCTCATTTAAATCTTCTAACATTTGTTGTTGAGTAGGTCCATTTGGTGCATCTTTTTGTTTTTTAGATTTTTTATCAAAACCTCCTCTATCTACACCATCTTCTATTTCAACTTCAGATTCATCATTATTTTGTTTACCTGTTGGGTCGTGGTCAAAATCACCTGGTCCTAATTTTTTACTTTTTCTCTCTCCTTCACCTTCACCATCACCTTGTTGAACATACTGACCATCTTTTGTTTTAGTAAATTTTGGTCCATCAAATGTATCTTTATTTTTTTGATATCTATCATAATCTTTTGCCAATACATACCCAGTACCACCAATACCTTTATATTTATCATCTTCAGATTGTTCTGCTTCTAAAAGATTTCCAATCAATTCATTTTTGATATCAGAATGCCCCCACTCATCTAAGATTTCAGATAAGATGGAAATGTGTTCTCTACTTTCTAAGATAGGATATCCTTCTTTAGAACGATAGGATAACTCAGATAATAGTTCTGTAAAAAATTCGTATTTGTTCATAGTAACTCTTCCTATATCCTATAAATATTAAAGTTTTGAGTAATCCGTTCCCCAACTAGCTTTTATAGGGAAACCATTACTCTCTACTATTTCTTTCAATTTTAATGCATGTTCTTTAGGAGTATCTAACGGAAAAGAAAATAGGAATGAATCATAAGTATATAAGGTCAACTCAATGTCGGTTTGTTTAATAAACTCCAACACTTTTTGGGTTGTTACCATATTTAACTCAGTTTCAGTTGCTTGTAGAAGATAGTTGAATACTTTTTGAGGATTCGATTGTTCTATGTGATTTAAAGGTATTTTTCGATTGTATGTGGATACATAACCCACTTTTGATGCCTTACTCCACATTTCATCGATGTACTCTCTAACCTTCTTATAATAAGGAATAGAGTCGAACTCTTCGGGTATCCCACCATAAAGGAGTTGGAAGGTGATTCCTTTGGATTCATCATATGGAACTCCATATTGGTCCGCTAACCATTGGTGAACCGAAGTGTTGGGTAAATCGTAATCAATTAACT